AGCAGCAGGAAGAAGTAACAGTGGCATAACCGGAATAGAAGATTAATATGGAAAAATTAATAATAACTCACGAACCAGATAGATACGAAAACATTTTTAATGTATATCAATTTGATACATCTAATAATGATACATATGTATTTTATAATATAATGAGTAAAATTAGTATACCTAATAATTTAGATCCAAATGTTTACGAATTATATAGAATAGAATCTCAAATTGCATTAACTACATTAAGTCATCGTTTATATGGAAGTCAACACTTGTGGTGGTTAATAATGGTGCTAAATAATCTAAAAAATCCAGTTAAATTAATAGAATCTGGTTCTATATTAAAAATAGTTAAAAGTGAATATTTAGATTTAATATTTGATTCATTGAAAAATAAAATATAGTATGAATGAAGTTACTAATAGTAAAGAACAAAAACATTATTATGCAAAATATGGGAATGAAGAATTCTCATTTAGTATTTGTTTATATAATAATGAAGGTTATGTAATGTTTTTACAAAAAAATACTGTATTACATTTAGAAATTAATGATAATATTTTTAATCCTTTTCATACAGCAACTATAGTAATAGCTAATGATCAAAATGTTATAGAAAAAGCACCAGAACCTTATGTTTTTTTAGGAAATGGAAGAGATATTGTAGACTTGGAGATTATTCCTATTTTTACTGGTAATTTTGATAAAGATTCTAAAAATGAAAAAAATAAAGAAAATTTAGGATTAAAATTTCAATTTGTGGTTATAGATTGTGAGGATATGACTAGTAATGCTACTAGTTGTAAAAAGTTAACATTAGTTGAATATAGTCAATATATGTTATCAGAAAATATATATAACATATTTTCTCACCAAAAAGCTGGAGGTCTTGCCGCAAACTATATGGAAACTAATGCCGGAAATGGTAAAACCACCGGAGAAGTTATTAAAGCAATAATATATGCTGTATATAATGATAATGAACCTACAGATGATATATTTTATGTAGATCCAGAAACAAAACAAAAAGTTTTTGATTCTGAAAGTGATTCTGTAGTAACTTTAAATCCTTATGGTGTAATATCTTATGCAGAAGTATTAAATTATGTTTTATCATTTCATTCATATAATAAATCACCATGTATACTTCAATTTGATAGATATCAAAAAAAGTTTCAATTGATATCTTTACAAAGATTGTTTAATGAACATTCTAAACATGTAATAGAAAAATTAAAATTTCCATCGCATAGTAAAGAAAAATCTAATACTGGGGATCAGACTGGCACACCAGAAAAATCATCAATAATATGGGATACATTTCCAATTACATTTGAGGAATCTAAAATAAATCAATTTTATATAAGTTCTCCAACATCTAAATATAATGTAAATTTATCTGGAAATTCGGGGGTGTTATCAAATTCCAGAAGTTTTAAATCTATGATATTTGATTTAACTACTTTAAATAGTGAATCATTTATGAAAACATATTATGATTTATTTGTAGAACCATTTAGTAAAACATTCAAAGCTGAAGGAGGAAAAAATTTAGAAGCTTTTCCTAATTTTTATCCGAATCCAAATAAGAAAAATAATTATGATACCCATAAAGGATATCTTTCTCCTGCATTAGATGAAAAAAAGTTTTTAAATCAAAAATTATGTTCGTTATTATATTTAAATAATGTTTATCAATTTAAATTAGTAGGCAAAAGTCATAGAAAATCTTTATCATTTATTGATGTAACAAAAACAGCAGAATCTAAAAATGGTAGATATATTCCAACTAAATGGGATCTAAATACATTAGGAAGACATTTAATTACAAATGTAAGACATATCTTTACATTTAATACATATTATAATGAAATTGAAACTATCAAACCATATAGATTGGTGGATGGTTTGGATTCGAATAATGTATCATTAAAAGATTTTCTTAAACTAGGAGTTTAATTATGTATTATAAAAACACATTTCCAGAATTTTTAGAAGCAATTTCTATCGGACCTGATCCTTCTTTTTTAGAAAAAAATACAACAAATTGTGAATTTGTTAGTGCTTTTCCACAAGAAGTAGAACTAATGTACGATTGGAAAAAAGTTAAAAGATCATCAAATCCATTAAATGCATTAAGAAATTTTACTAAAAAATTATTATTATACGGACCAGATTTAGATGTACAAACAATCAAATTTTTTGTACAAAAAATTAATGTATATCCATCATATTTTTCAGATACAATAAAATCTGAAGTAATACTTGCTTTTGAAAATGCAAATACAATAGAAGTAGCCGAAGAAGATATAGATGGAAGTGTAGGAAGCAATGGTAATAATCATATAACTAATCATACCAGAATAGATAATGATAATAATTTTTTAAATAAACTGGCGAAAATGTTAAAATCCTGCAATAAACCATGTAATTATTTTAAACCCCCATCATCTAGTATAGGAACATTAACTGATTTTTCCAGAGCAATGAGCGATAGTGCTTCTATATTAGGAGCAGCAGCTAACGATATATTGCATGCTCCAACAAATATAGCTACGGATTTAATGAATAAAATTAAACCAACATTTAGAAAAGAATTTTTTAAATTAAAAATATTAACACAAGATCTTTATAGAAATGGAGTCAAACCTTTCTTTTCAAAAGAAGAAAGAGAGAGGGTTAAAAATGATTTATCCAAAGGTAGATCACCAGATAGTGGACAATATAGAATGCCTTTAACTGGTGACACTAATACAGCTTTTACTGCATCACAATCGCATTCAGAATTACAAGCAACTTTAAAACAGCAACTTGGTGATTGTTTTAAAATGTATGATCATGGAAAAAGATATAATCCTTATGATCCAGAAATGAATGTAGCATACGCCAAAAGAAAATATATGGGAGTTAAGAATGGAAATGTTAAATCTCTTATAGATATTTTTGGTTCTCCGGCCCCAGCCCAATATACTACAGAAAATACATATGCAAATGCATTAGATGTCCCAAAAGATCCAAATTTTACAAAATACGAAGACTTGCAAAAGGCTCCAAAATATGATACATATGATGGACCTTCAGCAGCAGGAGCAGCAGTAGTTACTGCTGGGTCTGGAGCTACAAGCAATCCTGTTAATGCATCAGGATCAGCCACAACACCAAGTAATGGTTTAGAAAATGTACCAACAAATGGCAAAGTCATGGAATTTGATTTTAATGAAGTCAAATTAACAAAATATGGATACATTAATGATGAAACTCCAGATAGTGGAACTCAAATGGGATTAGGATTTGCAGATAACATGATTATTCCATTACAAAGTATAGCTGTTGCCCCAGAAACATTAGATAGTGGAATGGTTAAACGAGGTGATGTGTTAATTATAAAATGTACTGATAAAGCAGGCAACACTTTTACAGAAAGAAGACACGTAGCAGACTCTTCTGGATCTGGATTATTAAAAGTAAAAGGACATACATATAAATTTTTAATAGATGAATTTCAACCAGACTCTAAATTGTTTCCTAGCAAATTAGTAGGAAGAGCTGAACAATTAAAAATTACAATACAAGTTGCTGATACTAAACAACCATATGCAAAATGGAATGTTCAACAAGCATCACAATTTGCTCCAATATTTTTATCTAAAAAAGATTGGGATAGTGCCTTAGCAAAAGGTGGATCTAAAACTGGTTTACCAAAAACTATATGGACTAAAATGAAATCAGGTGAATATGATCAATATTGTAAATGGTCTTAAGTTATATCTATAACAGTAGCTTCAATTGTTTTTGCTTTTTTGAATAATTGATTCATCATTTCTTCTCTGGAAGCAATTAAGTTATTATTTACTTTAATATCCAATTCTTCTCTTTTACTTTCTACGTCCATTTTCTTAATTGTAAGAGATGTATCTGATTTTTTGTTATTGACAACAATTTTGTTCAAAACTTCTAGTGCTGATGAGGTAGACTTAATGAGTTCTGCTAGCGAAACTACATCGTCAGCAGTTGGAGCCATTTGAACATTGTCTTTTATATACTCAACAGATTCTGTAGCATCAACAATGAGTCTACTTGCATACTTTATAACAAAATTTTCTAAATTTTCTTTATTTAAATCATTCTCTGGTAGCTTTTCTACCTTTTTTGATAAGGTTGTAGAATCTTTTAGTTGAGTTAAAATAGAATTTACAGTAGAATCTAATTGATTATCATCAGACATATCAATATTTAGCTTGATTTTTTCAGTAATATAGAGTAATATACCTAAATCATGAGTACAGAAATTAATATTTCATTCGTAAAAACACACGAAGATGCACGTTTACCACAAAGAAACAATAATCAAGTACTAACTGGAGATACTGGATACGATGTCTATGCAATAGAAGATACATTAATTGATGCTCATAGTACGAAAACAGTTCCGATTGGGTTGGATATTGGTTACATACAACCGGGTTATTGGATCAGAATAGAATCTAGGTCTGGTTTGTTCTTCAAACATGGTATAACTGCATTTCCGGGGGTTATAGATTGCTCATACAGAGGAAAACTTGGGGCTGCATTAATTAATAATACAGATACATCTTACTTAGTTAAAGCTGGTGATAGGATTGCACAGTTGGTTATATATAAATTGATTGAGCCAACTGTTACATGGACAGATAAAAAAGACGAAACTAGTCGTGGAGATAAAGGATTTGGTTCATCTGGACGATAATATGAATTTAAATACACTTTGGTGCGAAAAATATCGTCCTAAAACCTTGGATAATATCGTTTTATCCGAAGAAAATAGGAATCTTTTGAATCATTATAAACAAAATAAAGATATACCACATCTTTTGTTTGTTGGAAATCCGGGGGTAGGTAAAACTACATTAGCTAAAATCATTGTTAATGATATTTTAAACTGTGATTATCTATATATCAATGCTTCTGACGAAAATGGTATTGATACTATTAGACATAAAATCATTGGGTTTGCTCAGACACGATCATTTGATGGTGGAATTAAGGTCATTATCTTAGATGAAGCGGATTCTTTGAGTAGTGAAGGTGCTAGAGCACTTAGAAATGTAATGGAAGAGTACCATAACACCACCAGATTCATTTTAACTGCTAATTATAAGCACAAGATAATAGATGCACTACAAAGTAGATGCCAATCTATTAATTTTGAGCATTCTTTAAAGAATGTTGCTAAACATTGCATAGGAATTTTATTAAAAGAGAAAATTAATATAAGCCCTGAAATGGCTATTAAATTACCTGAATTAATAAAAGCTAATTTTCCTGATTTTAGGAAAATTATTAATAATTTACAGAAATATTCTATTACTGGATCATTAATTATACAAAACTCAGTATTAGAAAATGATTTTATTACAGTTTTATTTGAAAAAATTAAGACTGATTCGATTTTAAATGTTAGAAATTATGTCATTTCTAATGAAATGACTTTTCAGATGGATTATCACAATTTATTAAAGAATCTTTTTAATTATATCTGTGATAATATGGAAGATTCCTTGAATAAGAAGGAATGTTTATGGCAAATAGCCCATCACATGGATAGACATTCCCATGTTATTGATGTAGAAATCAATTCTTTTGCTTGTTTGATATCTTTATCTAAGATTTTAAACCTTTGATATAGTTCGCAGTGTAAGAAACTTCTTTTTTCTTGCCTTTAGTGGGCTTAATGGTGGTGTTTTGTGTTGGTAAAGAATAATCACCATTTTCTATACCACCGTCCACAGCTTTTACTTCTACTGGAGTAAAAGTAATGTTGTCTTCTCGGTTAAAAACATCTGGTAATGGTGCTAAATTTGGATAATAATCCAAAGTTGTTAGCAAACAAGGATCAACCATTATAGAATATAAATAGCGACCTCCACCTTGGTCCGCTGATACTTTTACTACAACTTTTCCGTTGCTTATATCTGGATTACCGGGAAAGTTAGTTGGATAATAGTCATTTATACCACAAACTCTAATTCTTAGTTTAGATTTAATTAATTCTTCGATAGCATCTTTCATGTTATCGTTTAAACTTTTGTAGTAATCATGTTTTTTATAATCTTTGACAAATTCTACATAATCTCCTACTAATATACCTCCTCTGGTATATCTAGACATTGCAGATTCGCAAACTTTAATAAACTTCTTTTCCATAAGATTATTTAGTCACAATATTAAATATTTTTATGGGAAAAATTGTATTAGGCACTCTTCCACAGCTTAAAGATAGAATAGGACCGTATTTATATACGGATTTACATTTAGATTTGGAATTGTCTGATAATATTAATAATTTTTTATATCAAGAAAATGAAATTAAAGATATTAAATTAGATTATGATTTAAATGCTATAAGAAATTCATTACATAATTTATTTACTACAACTCCGGGCGAAAAAATACTTAATCCCGATTATGGATTAGATTTAAGACAATATTTATTTCAACCGGCAACAATAGAAGTAGCTGAAAATATTAGAGATGAAATATATAGACAAGTAAGAGTCTATGAAAGTAGAGTAAAAGTGAATGATGTTGCTATAACAATATTAGAAGATGTAAATGAATTTGATATATCTATTTACTATTCAATTCCTACTCTAAATATATCTAAAGAATCAATGTTTGGCACTTTAGGTGGAAGCGGATTTATTATTAGAAATTAAACATGAGCACTGAAACATTTACAGAATTTAATTTACCAAGAAATGCTTATGCTGCATTTGATGCGCTTAGTATTAAGCAATTAATGATTAATCGTATCAAAAATAGTGGGCTTTTTCCCGATATTGATTATGAAGGTAGTAATATTAATGGATTATTAGATCCAATTGCATATTCTTATCATGTTTTATTGTTTTATTTGAACCAAACTGCTTCAGATTCTACATTTACTCAAGCAGAATTGTTTGAAAACATGAATAAAATTGTATCTTTAATAGGATATAAAACAACAGGAAATCATACTGCGACATTAAATGTGTCTGTTAGTGCTGATAAAGAGTTAATAGGTAGAAGATCTTATACCATAAAAAGATTTTCTAAAATATCTATTAAAAATATACCATATGCTTTTAATACAGATATAACTTTTCAAAAAGAATTGCTTAATCAGCCAGAATATATATCTACAATAGGAGATAATAATTTATTATATCAAGGAGTATTTAAAGAGTATCCATTATATACATCAATTGGAGAAAATTTCGAGCAATTTACACTTAATATTAATTATCCATTAGATAATCAATCTACTAAAATGGTGGATCATAATAATATATTTGTATTTGTTAAAGATATAAACACTAATAAATGGTCTGAATGGAAAGAAATAAGTAGTTTATATCTTGCTGATAGTATTTCTACAGTTTTTGAAAAGAGATTAAACGAATATGAGCATTATGAAATAAAATTTGGTAATAATATAAATGGTAAAAGACTTAATGTTGGTGATTTAATACAAATTTATTATTTGGAAAGTGATGGAAGCAAAGGCTTGATAAGTAATAATGATAGTAAACAAGGAAAATTAGTATTATATAGCAGCGGACAATATAATGAAATTTTTGATGATATAAAAGATAATAATTTAAATTATATTTCAGCAGAAGATATAACTTTATTGAAATTTGATAATCTATATTCTTCTGTGCAGCCTACTTATACCGAAACTGTAGATGAAATTAGAAAAAATGCTCCTTTGATATTTTCTTCACAAAACAGAGTTGTTACTACAGCAGATTATGAATCATTTGTTAATAAAAATTTTTCTAATATATTACAAACTGTTAAAGCAGTTTCAAATAAAGAATACACATCACAATATTTGTCTTATTTTTATGATTTAGGTTTAGAAAGGCCAAATTTAGATGATAAATTGTTATTTAATCAGGTGTCATTTAATGATGCTTGCGATTTTAATAATGTTTATATATTTTGTGTTCCTAAATTAGGAGCTATACAAAACGAAACAACACCAATTGAATTATTTTTTGCTCAAAAACAATCTATTATAGATAAATTAAATCAATTTAAAATGGTTAATCACAATCCAGTAATTTGTGATCCTATTTATGTTGCATTTGATTTTGGATTACCATTAATAGGAGAAGCAATAACACCTTCTATTAAAGATTCTACAGTATTAAGAATAACAAGAAATGATAATGAAATTATATCAAAAAATCAAATAAAAGGATTAGCTTTTAATATAATAAAAAACTTTTTTAGACAAACAAATAATAATTTAGAACAATTATTAGATTTAACTAATTTAAGTTATAATTTATTGAATATAAATGGAGTAAAATCAGTAGAAACTGTTAGAAAATCTGGAACAGATGAATACAAAACTTCTAAATTAAGTTTTATATATTGGAATCCATTTTATAATAATGCAAATATTAATTATACTGCACAAAATATGAAGTTAAAATTTTTTGAATTTCCATTTTTTTATCAGATATCCAATTTAATTAATAAAATAGAAGTAATATAAAATGGAAGACTATTATAGATACATATATTTTTATACTTTAGATTATAAAGGAGATAAAACCACTAAAGGTTATACTCTTCCTATAACACCATTTACATTTATACCTGTTTTTGATGATGGATTTACAACTTTATACTCTACTAAAAGAATACTATGGGATTTTGGTGATGGTACAACTTCAGATTCTATTACAGCAGTACATTATTTTAAATTACCCGGATGGTATAATGTAAAATGTTATATATTGGGAACTGAAGGACAAGGTTTTTCGGATTCGTTTTCACAAACTATTTTAGTAGAGGATTATATTTCAGATACTATAGTTTTGTCTGGTATAGAATACAAAAATGAAGCAGGATATAAGTATCCATTCGTAGTATATAGATTTAATAGTTGGCAAACTTATGAAGCATTATCTTCTACTGGATACACAATAAATTTAAATGTAAGTGGAAACATTGCACCTATTTTAAATAGTGAACTATATAAAAACGATAAATGGGCGCACTTAAAACCTTATGCTAAATTTGAAACAAATATATTTAATACAATAAAAAATGAACAAGAAATAGTACCAGTTAATTCAATTGTAACAGAAGAATCTACTAATGAAGAGTTATATGTTAAATTAGAAAATAATAATTTAGTGTTTTGTAACAAGAATGATGTAGGTTCTTGTTTTGTGGGGACATCTGGTTCGAAATTAGTATATTATACTGATGACATCCCAAAAAATACTAAAAAAGCTAGTATTAACATTGTATCTACGATATTTGCTTCATTTGATAAAACTAATTTTAAAGATTTAGATTCTATATATAAGAATTATCCAAAAAATTCATATCCAATATTAAATTCATTATTTGATTACAATTTACCATCATCTTTAATAGAACAATTAAATCCTTATGAAGTAGTAATTTCATCGAATGGTATAGATGATGATAATGATTTAAATAGAATTCATACATTTGATATATATCAAGAAAAATATACAGGACAAAAAATTCCATTCGTTGCTAGAATTAAAGAACAAAATGGCTTGGCATCAAAGTATAATAATTTATTAACTTTACAACAAACGAATGAATTAAGTGCTAATCAAATTTACATAGAATTAAGAGATAGTAATAATATTACAATAACTGATAAAGTTTCGGTATATTCTAATTTTGGTGTATTATCATCAGAAGTATATGGAGGTTACTTTAAAGGTTATTTAATAAGTGATAAACCATATAATAATGTTACTATATATGCAGAAGCAAATCCAGTAGTCAGAAAAAGATATATAATTGATACTATATACGGAATAATAGGAGAACCACAAGCTAGTATTATACATAATATAAAATTATTAAAAAAATTAAATGGTACTACTGTAGTAGGTGATACTATTTTAAATGTACCACAATTAACAGGAATATATACATCATGTATAACTTGTGAAAGAAAATTAGATGGTTCTACTAGATGGATAGCATGGGCAGTTGATTCTGATAGAGAAAAAATAATTAAATTCAATCCAGAAAATAATATAAATGGTAATGCGGATATTATTTTTAGTAATTTTATTTTACCAGAAAATTCATCACCATCTGATATTTCTAGCGATCAAAATGGAAATGTTTGGGTAACTTTATACGATTCAATTTCAACAATTAGAATTAATAATTTATCTAATCAAGTTGATAAGATCATTAAACCTTCTATTGCAAATGAAGTAAATGATTATGAAAATACTGTTACCCCGGCATCCATAGATACTGATTACAAAAATAATGTATGGATTTCATACTCCAATCAATTGTCATCGTTTATAGAAAAGTATGATTTTGACGGAAATTTTATTACTCATGTAAATTTATTAACAGGTTATCAAGTCACACAAATTGTGACAGATTTAAATTTAAATGTTTGGGGTGTAGTAAAAGATTTATTAACAGTTAATAATATATTATCCAGTAAAAATGATAAAATATTTTCAATAGATCAAAATGGTAATAATTTAACTTATTATTCAGTTAGTGGTAGCATATGGAATTTAACACTAGATACAGAAGGTCATATATGGGGAACTAAAAATATAGATGAAATATTTAAAATAGATACAAAAATACAAACAATTAGCACATATTCTTTAAGTTCCGATTCTATCAATAAAATTAATAATTATATTAGTGATTTAGAAGGTATAGCTTGCACCACTGATAATGATATATTAATCATAGATAACATCAATAAAAAACTTCATTACTTTGATGCATCATTAGATGTTATTGAAATAAAATCAACACCATTACAGAATGTTACATTACCAAATAATAGAATACAAGATAAAATAAATGGTTATGGTGATTGGAATGGATTTAAATATATAAATAAATTTCAGCATCTTTTTGGTGAAAAATTACAAAATTTAAAAGGATATAGCAATTTATTTAACATATACGACGCAAGTATAGGAAAATATGATTTAAGAAAAGTCAATGAAAATTTTGATCCAATTAAACAATTAAATTCTTACAAATTTCAAGATTTTTTACTAGATAAAGGAGATTCTGTATTTAAATTAATAGGAACTTTTGTAGGAACACTTTCGTCTAATCCAAATTATTTAGGAAAATTGATATACGAAAGAATATCTAACTTTAGTGATAACATAGCAAATATAGATACTTGTAATGTTTCTATATTAAAATCAATGTATGATATGCTAGATGAAACGTATTATACATTTGGAAATGCAAATGTTTCTTATCCAGCAGAATTAAAAAGATTAATTGATATATTTTCTATAAAATTTTCTAGATTAAAAGGAAGTAGGAATAAATTTGCTGAAAATTTTGATTCTAAAGGATATTTTAATGATAAAATTATAGAAAATGGTGGAACCCCCATTTATGGTTTAAATAAAGGAAAAGAATTAAATTTTTTTACTAGTGTATTGACTGCTGGAACTAATATAGTAGCTTTTGAAAAGTTTAGCGAGACTTATTCATTATTAAATACTAATTTATCAGTAACTTCGGCTTCTTTAACTTATATAGATCCAATAAAACGTACTTATGCATTAAGTGGATTGAATAGTGGTTGGGGATGGGATTTGGTTTTACCAGAAATCGTAAACACCAATCTTATTCCAAGATATTATTCATTTTATGAATATTTAACTGGATTTAATAATGATCAAACGGAAGGTATAATAAATTGGGCAGACCAAAATACTACTATACCTGAAGATATAGTTGATAAAGAACAGTGGGATATTATTAAAGAAAACATTATAAATTATGCCTTAGCAAAAGGATTAGGAATCATTAAATAATTATGTGTTAGACTCTTTTGTATTTACAGAAATACTTCCTATAAATTCTATAGTAAATCCGAATACTCAATCTGAAGATTATTTGGATTTATATAATCCTTTTTCGTTTTTTGATTTTTTAAAATATATAGATTCTAATTTATCTCCTTTAGAAGTTAATAATTTATATATACAATATATAAAAGTATGGGGAGAAATTAAAAATAACACTAAAACTCAAATAAATCAAACAATACAAGAAAGATATGTTGAGTTAATAAAAGAAATAACAATAAAATACACTACTTTAGAAGAAAAAAGATTTATATCTAATATAGATTATTTTGATGAAACTGATTTAGATATAGTTTTACCGTTTTATTCCAAAAAAATAGTAGAAATTTGTAATTTTTATGCAGATAAAAGAGAGAAATTAAAGTTTAAATTAGAAAAAAATAAAACTAAAGGCACACATTCTAGTGTACAGAATTCTATATTTGAAACTATAACAGATGTAATATTTTCTGATGTTTTGGAAGTAAGTGACTACCAAAAATTAGTGGATGAACAAGCCATATTAAAAGATTTAAACATAGAAATAGAAGAATTGTATGATATTTATACTAGTTATCTAGATATTGATCCATCGAAAGATTATACTGAATATGACGTTAAAACAGATTTAAGAAAACAACTTTTTTCATCAAATGTTAATGATATTGATGCTAATATATTTATTAATATAGATGAGGCTATTAGAAATCAATTATTTGGTAAAGTATATGTATTTTTAAATGAATTTAAAAAGAATTTTTCTATAAATTATGATATAAATAAAATAGAATTAAATTGTAAACCGGATGACAGATTATTTAATATAGTAAATGAAAATAAGCCCAAAGCTACTAGATTGGTTCAATTAAGATATGATTTAATTAAAAAATATATAGGTGCGGATTTTTATTATATATCTACCGGAAGTACTATTACTGATGTAACATCAGCTATTTTATTTAAGGCAGACAATCCTTCGGGTAATTTATTGAATAGACATTTTCCCAGTACTGCTTCTATAGAAGAAGAGTCTGATTTACAATCTTGTAGGAGAATAGGTTTATTCTTTACTCCCGAAAAGAATAGTATTTTATATTTTTCTGTACCAGAAAAAAAATACAAAATAGATGAATCAAAATTAGAACCAAATAAATTATATATTTTCCCCGATCCAAATTTATACGGAAATACGATTGGTGTTAGTAGAAGTTTTAATTATGAATATCCATTAATACATATAGCAGATTATACAAAATCTGTTAAAAATTATAGTTTAGCTTATACAGAAGGAGATATAAACTCTAATCCTTATACTCAAGATTTTTACGCATATTTTTCAAGAAATCAATTAAAAGATTCATTTTATTTTGGAATAGAAGGATTAAAAAGTAATTTTTCTAGTTTATATGATAAAGGAATAGTAACGAAATGGGCAGTAGATATATATGGAAATCAATTTAGTTTATTTAAACCTAAAAGTAAACAAAATTTAGTAGATAACACAACTACAATTCAAATTTCATCTATAACATACGAAAATTATATTGGTGGGCCAATAGCATATTCAACCAATACACCATTACCCGAAATGGTATTGGCTAATAATCCAGAATGGGTTAAACCAGATTTATGGTCATCCGATTATTATTATAATATTTTAATTGAAGGTGGTGTAGGAAGTAATAATAATGGAATTATGCAACGTGGCATGAATTCAAATATAAATGAATTTTATCCTGATTTTAATAATAATTATATTTTATCTTCTATAAAATATAAAGAATTTGACGGTGGACCAATTATACAAGAAAATGATTATAACAATTATAATTTTGAACAAAATACTAAATTTATAGTAAATCAAACTATAAATGATAATAAAACTATTTTAGATAATTCTATTCAAGATGATAATTTAAATTCATATGAAATTAGAAATTCATATGGAATGATATAT